CGCATCCGACCGCAACCGCTCAGCCGCAGGGTCATCCCGACCAGCAGCCGCGCGCCGCTGCGCCGCCTCCGCCCGCTGCCGCAGCGACTGAGATCGAGCCGTGGGAAGCGCGATATCGCACGCTTCAAGGGAAGTACGACGCGGAAGTCCGCATGACCCGCGAAATCCTCGCGAGCCAGCAACAGACGATGGACCGACTGATCCAGGATCGGCAGTCCGCAGTGGCCCCGCCGCCCGCGCCGCCGCAGGACCCCGCAGAGTTTCTGCGCTCCCTCGGTGTGACCGACAAGGAATTGGAGGACTACGGCGAAGTTCTTCCCATCATGGCGCGCATGGCGCAGAACATGATCAAGCCGACCGCCGCCAAACTGGAGCGAGAGCTTCAGAAAACGAAGGAAGCGGCCGGAACAGTGGCCCAGGCTCAGATGAAAACCGGCCAGCAATCACTGCTCACCACGCTCCAATCCCGAGTTCCCGACTGGGCGGCCATCAACGAGGATCAGAATTTCCTTGCATGGCTTGACCAAGTTGACTTATTCTCTGGAACAAGCCGAAGGGGAAGCCTAGAGGCCGCTTTTCAAAATCTCGACACAGCACGGGTCGTAGGCATCTTTGAGAAGTTTGTGCAGGAAGACTCTGATCGCAGATCAACCTCGGGACCGACCATCGATCCCCAGACACTGATCGCCCCCGGTGTACCCAGGGGTGGCGCGGCGGAAGCTCCTGGAGGCGCATCAGGTAAAAGAATTTTGTCCGAAAGCGAGATAAAGGACTTTTACTCACGTGTTAGACGGAAGCAAATCAGTGCTGAGCAGTACGCTGCATTCAGCGCAGAAATTGCCGCCGCAACGGCAGAAGGTAGGATTCGCCCTGATCGGCGAGACCACCACACGAATAGTTGAATTTAATATCGGAGTGCGTCTCCGGGAGTTTTGAAAATGTCTTATCCAATTTCTGGCGCTCCGTACCTCGGCAGCAATCCTGCTCCGGCGTACAGCGGCGTTTTCATCCCGACCATTTGGTCCGGGAAGTTTGTTGAGAAGTTCTACGATGCGACGGTGTTGGGCGCGATTGCCAGCACGGATTACGAGGGTGAGATTCGCAATTTTGGCGACACCATCAACATCCGCACGCATCCGACGATCACGATCAATGCGTACGCGGCGAACCAAGCACTCACCGTGCAGCGTCCGTCGAGCCCGCTGGTTCAGTTGCAGATCAACCAGGGTGCCTACTTCAACACCGTCCTCGACGATGTGATGGAAATTCAGGCCGACGTTGACTTGCTGTCGAACTGGGCGGACAACGCGTCCGAGCAGATGAAGGTGTACGTGGATAGCGCTGTGCTGACCATCGACAGCATCGGCAACCTGGTTGACCCGAAGAATATGGGAACTGCGGCTGGCCGCATCTCTGGTTCGATCAACCTCGGCTACAGCGCGAACACGCTGACGGCTGCTGCGACTGCCGGTGTGCCGGTCTCGCTGGGTTCTGTCTCTGCCGGTACCGGCTCAGGCAACACGAACACCAACGCTCGCAAGATCGTTGACTTCATCATCGACACCGGCCTGGTGTTGGACGAACAGCGCGTACCGGAAACTGGCCGCTGGATCGTTCTGCCCCCTTGGGCGGCTGCGATGATCAAGCGTTCGGCGTTCCAACAGGCTTATCTGACTGGAGACGCGGTGTCCATCGCGCGCAACGGTCGGCTCGGCATGATTGATCGCTACATGATTTACGTGTCGAACCTGCTCCCGGTCGGAAACGCGGGCAACGTTCAGGCGACTGGAACCGCATATCCGGTGTTGGCTTCGGCCGCGAACGGTGGTGGTCTGGCGGCTGGCGAATACGCGATCTACTTCGGACACAGCCTGGGATTGACCTTCGCGTCACAGATGACCAAGGTCGAAACTCTGCGGTCTGAATCGACCTTCGGCACCTTGATGCGCGGACTTCAGGTTTGGGGCTTCCAGGTTGTGAATCCGACCCTCGTCGGCTTCGCAGTCGTGATCAACTCCGGCCTGTAATCGCCCTCGGGTGATGTGATCAAGGGGGCTGTCTGGAAACGGACAGTCCCCTTTTCTTCTTCAGGAGACCGTAATGAGCAGTGCAACCAGCAAAACAATCGACGATGCGATCCTTGAGGCCCGCGCGATGGTCAACGATTCGACCCTCGTCAACGGAGTGTTGAACCCAACACGCAACTCGGACACGCTCTACCTTCAATATCTGAACTCAGCGCTGCGTGTGCTGTACTCGATCAGGCCGGATGCCTTCATCGGGAACTTCACGCAGGGCATTCTCACTCAGGCAGTGGTCCTGACTTACGACACCACGGACCTCCAAGCGGCCGATGGCGTCGCGAATCCGACCCCTCCGACACCGGCTACCCCATTCCCGGCCGATGACCGATTCTTTTATTCGCCTGTGGTAGCGTATATCGCTGGCCGCGTCGAACTTTCCGACGACGAGTACACCGAAAATTCTCGCTCGACTCAACTGTTGGCAGCGTTCCAGCAACAACTCAGGGGGCCATAAGCCATGGCACAAGTTACCCAAGACGGCGGTCAAAGTTCTGCGGCCCTCGGTGGCCAGACAATCACCTACGTCGCTCAGTACGTCGCTCAGCAGATCGCTGGCGCTCCTGACACTCTGATCGAAAGCACGCTCACGCGCGTTCTGAATGACTTCTACACGCGCTCCACAGCATGGCGCGCGAACGTCGGTCCCTACAACGTCGTCGGCGGAGTCGCCCGCGTCGATCTCAACCCAGTGGACCAGAACACCCGGCTCCAGTTTGTTCTCGGCGCGTTCCTGTTCCCCTTCAATAATGCACAGGACCCGCTGACGCTGTTTCCCAGCACGCGTCAGTTCCTCGGCGGGACGCCAGCGCCGCCGTCACGCTACTACATGCAGCAGCCGGACCAGATGATTCTGTATCCACTGCCCGACAAGACGTATGGCAATATTTTGTTCGCCTATGCCTCTCTTGTTCCCACGTCATTGGCTGCACAGTTGCCTGATCAGAGCTATACGCAGCATGTCGATGCGCTGATATGGGGCACGCTCTCACGGCTGTACCTCATGAGCAAACGCCCCTGGTCCGACAAAGAGCTTGGGATGCTGTTCGAAAAAAAGTATCGCCAAGAAATTCTCTTGTACCGCGATCTTGCTAACAGGGGTTACGGTCCGGCCGATACAGGGATTCGCTTCCCGCCATTTGCCGGTAAGGCAAGCGCGCAGATCATCCCGAGGGCTGTCGGATAATGCCCGCGCTTACGCCAAACACATTCCTCTACAACCACGCGCGGCATTTGTTTGCTTCCGCGCAACTCAACTGGGCCACCTCGACCGCGCACGCCGTATTGGTAAATGCCGCCTACGCGCCTCAACCGAGCGATCAGTTTCTGTCGGCGATCCCTGTGGGCGCGGTCATGCAAAATGTGCTGATGACCTCGCTCACAGAGGTTAACGGCCTTTGCTCCGGCACGATCCCGGAATTCGATGCTTTCACGTCGGCCGCGCAAGTAGTCGCCCTCGTGATCTACATCGATACTGGTGATCCGACAACGTCGCCACTGGTCTATTACAGCGCCGATGGATTTGGATTTCCGTTCCAGCCCCTCGGGTTCAACTACTTCGTTGGATTCGATCAATCGGCAGGCGGGTTTTTCCAAGTATGAGCTTCACGTATAATCCTCCGACGAACCTGAACTTTTCCGCAGCGTCTTCATCAAGCGGAACATTGTCGTGGACAGCTTCCACGCCAATAGGCGGAGGAGGTGGCGGAGGTAGCGGCACTGATCCGCTTTTCGCCGATGTCGGTTTACTCCTTCACATGGACAATGTCGGTTCTGGGACCTTCGCAGATTCGTCTTTGGCCGCGCGCACAGTCACAAATCTTAGCGTCGTTCAATCTGCAACGAACCCGAAATTCGGTGCTGGCAGCGGCTTCTTTTCGAGCGGCACAAGTCCTACTGGCTGGATGAATGTACTCGTCGCCTCCGGTGATTCCGTTGATATCAGCGCCGGAGATTTCACCGTCGAGGGATGGTGGTACCCAACGACGTTGACTGGTGGTCCGCCTTATTTGCCGGTGTTTTTCATATACGACGCAGGCGCGGGAGGCGCGGGAGGTGATCCAATAGCTGTTGTTCTCGATCAAGCCAATCAGCGCCTGCTCTCGGCATCGAATTGTTTCGGAACTGCTATCCCTGTCGGCGCAATCGGCAGCATCCCATTCAACACGTGGAACCACTTCGCGCTGGTGATGATATCCAATCACTTCGTCGCCTATGTGAATGGTGTGGCTACAGGCGCTCCGCTTGCTGTGACTCGATCATCTCTCGTTAGTTCGTTACTATCCATCGGTGGAACTCATTTTGGTCCGTCGTACGGCGGATTCGCCGACGAGTTTCGAGTCACCAAGGGCGTCGGTCGGTACACCTCGAATTTCACGCCACCGACGGCACCGTTCCCCGA